GTCCAGTATACAGGAGAATAGGCCTTGTGTCAAGGCTATGTTTCTCTTATTTACCGCCGAACTTTATGCGATGTTATTTTTTACGCCCGAAATGCCATCAGCCAACTGCGAGAACTTACTGCAGCCATCGTGGTCACAGGCATTGTCAGCCATGTAGTCTTCGCATATCTGCTTGTCTAATAGTTTAATTACTGTCTCCAGTGCAGCCTTAAAGCCTTTGTTATATTCTACCTTGCCGATCTGCTCAAAGTCAGATAGACGCATGTTTACTAGGTTATTGATGTCCATGATACTCCTTAGTGTGGGAACTTCTTCATCCAAGACTTTGTGTTCTCGGTGAGGCCGTGCCATGCTGACCAGTCCTTGCCACCGTTAGACATTTCAAATGCGATCTTGGCGTTGGTGTATGGGTCAAACAGGTCTTTGTTGTTCTCTAGGTCAAACTGCTTTAGTCTTGCAGGTCCTAGTGAACCAATCATATTGATCTGGAATAGACCGTATGAGTTATCTCCTGTGTTGCTATTACGATTGTGTGCGAATGGCCTGCCTGTTGATTCTTTCATTGCAGTACCCCACGCTTCTACGAGGTCCTTGCCACGAAAGCCTACCTTGTGCAAAAGATTCTTTAGTTCCACTGCAGACAGCCTTTTCTTAACCTCAGGCTTCTTGACTGTGGCCTTGGGCTTGAACTCTGGTGGAGCAGCCTGTACGGTTACAGTGGTTGCAGTATCGTTTGTGTCAGCAACAGAACTACCAGATACTGATAGGGCGAGGATGGCCGAAAGGGCTAGGGTTATTTGTGTTTTATTCATTGTTCTATTATACCAATGATGTGAGGCAATGTCTACCCTTATTTAGAGAGAACTACTCAGGATCTGAAAATAGAATTTCCTGGCGAGGAAACTGTTCTTGACACGCATGACAGTAGTGGGTAGGCCTGAATCCTGTTGGGATACCCCCCAAGACAATGCCTTCAGTCTTAGCCATTTCAATTAGGGCAGGTGTTGGGTAGCCATAAATTACGTTTACCAATTCACCATTACAAAGTGTACAATTATTCATACATCAATTATAACATAGGCTGGTATAATTATAAGATGGATTCTGAAGAAATTCTACAAGAACTAACTAGATTAATTAATGTTGTTGGCCCTGCTGGTGAGCAGATATTTGATCTGTCTATGGGATACCAGAGAATCCTCTTCTTTGAAAAGTTCCGTGCCCTTCTGGCACAAAAAGATATGGCTAATGACCAGATCGCCCTTGACGTTTTAAACTGGGCTTACCAACTTCTTGCTGAATAATAATGTATAATAGTCTTATGACTACTCACTCACTCACTACCCTTAGCAACTCTACTGCTACCAGACTCACACCATTAGGGCTTCACTCTGGAATGGACGTTACTGTACAAAACGTACACGCTTCTGCTACCGTTTATATCGGTGGAGAAGGTGTTACTTCATCCAACTATGGCTACCGACTACTTGCTGGTAACGCAATCTCATTTGAACTTCCAGGAAGAGATGCACTGTATGCAATTAGTGGCACCAATGGAACGCAAGTTGCTGTCCTTAAAACTAATTTGGAGAATGGCAACTAATGGCTAGATTTACTGGCAGTGTTGGTGGTGGCGAAGGTACAGGGCCACAGGGAGAACCAGGTGCTGACGGCTCTGATGGTCTAGACTCTTTATTTCTTGGCACATGGAATAGCGTAACTGAATTTCTTGCAGTGTATCAAGGTGGTCCAGTAGGCCTGGCTGAAGGGGACTGGTGGGCTTTTGTAAAAGACAACACCGACCCAAATAAAATTTATGTAGTTCGTGAAGATCCAAACTCTGCAACTGGTTGGGTTATTGACGACAATGAACACTTTGATTTACCAGCAGGTGCCGATGGGGCAGACGGAGCAGACGGAGCAGACGGAGAAGATGGTGCCGATGGTGCCGATGCACTTTGGGATTATCTTGGAGAATATAACGGAGGCACAATTTACGGTGCTGGAGCAGTTGTTACATATGATGGACAATTGTGGTACAGAAATGTTTACACATCTGCTGGGTATGCTCCTGGTGTTGGAAACACCTATTGGGATCTACTTGCAGCAAAGGGTGCTGACGGAGCAGACGGTGCTGATGGTGCTGATGGTGCTGATGGTGCTGATGGTGAGCGTGGAATTAGTGCACTGTCTTGGACATACAAAGTAGGCACAAGCGTATCAGACGCTGACCCTGGAAATGACTACTTAAACTTTAATGCTGACCCTTTTACTTCATCTACACAGATTAGAGTAGATGATAACCCTTACGGAATAAACACAACTCTGCATAACTTATTTTTAAGCATTCAGGATGGCTATTTATCTGTAACTTCACAAAGTGATCCTTCATCGTATGCAACTTTTGAAATAGTTTCCTGCGTAGATGGCACAGTTACAAATGAAACTGAAGACGGAAGTTATGTAATCTTTAACGTAACGCTGGTTAGTACCTATGGATCAATAAGTAATGAAGACTTTGTTACACTATCTATTTCAATTGCAGGTCCTCAAGGTGCCCCAGGTGCTGATGGTGCAAGCGGAACTTCTGGTCTAGAAACTTCGACAAGATACACACCAACATTTACTGCAACTGGTTTAACATTTACTGGAACAGGTGCAACACACCCTACCTATAATTCATACTATGTTAAGGCAGGCAAACTAGTTAGTTTTGTTATTGAGGTTAACCTATCTACCGTGACAAATTTTGGAACTGGTCAATACAAACTTCAACTACCGTTTACTCCGCAGTTTGGCTTCAACCACTTCTCTGGTTGGATTTGGGCTGATCCAAACGTAGACCCAGATGTTGGAACTGGTCACACAATTCTTAATGCCGATACAGCAGGAGTTACTGATGTGCTAGACTTGCACTACCTTAAGCAAAGTGGTGGTGCCAACTCTCCAATTAGAGAAGATCTGTTTATTCAGGGTACTCCAGTAACACTATCAACCATTAGCAAAATTTATGTTAATGGTACCTACATTGCTGCATCGTAGTCTGGCAACCAATGGACATAGTTTATATCTGCCGTAGAGGCCAGAACGAAGAACTGCGGTATTCGCTACGATCGGTAGTTAAAAACCTGCCAGAGAGCCGTGTGTGGGTTGTGGGATACAAGCCTGACTGGTATGTCGGAGACTTTATTCCTGTGCCTGATACATCTAATAAGTTTGATAACATTCGCAAGGCTCTTAAGGTTGTTTGCAATACAAGCAGGATATCGGAAGACTTTGTGTTTATGCATGACGATATCTATATAGTTAGTCATATGCCAGAACTAAAGCCCTACTACTCTGGCACCCTGGCCAACAAGATATCTACTGGCAAAAAGGTTGGTACATACCACAGGAAGATCGTTGATGTAGATAGATACCTTGTATCTCTTGGCTATAATAATCCGCTGAACTATGAAGTGCATGTCCCAATGCCTATGAACAGAAACAAACTAAATAGTATTATTGATAACAGAATTTTAGAAAGATCTTTGTATGGGAACAAGTTTGTGACAGATGCCATAGAATTACCTAGGGATGTCAAGAACTATGATGGCCTAGATAGAACGTTTGTATCGTCTTACGATTATATAAATGGCGACTTGCCGTTCTTGTCTTCTCACGATGTGTCTTTTATAAAGATGAAAGACTTTCTAAATGCCCAGTTTCCAGAGCCATCACGATACGAAAAATAAGTGCCCCTGGTAGGAATCGAACCTACGACTAAGAGATTAGAAGGCTCCTACTCTATCCACTGAGTTACAGAGGCTTGGTAATTAATTACCCTTGCTCTCTATCTTAAACTGGCGAAGGCGACCACAGTTAGCACAAATAAACTTTAGTTGAGATATGCGTCTCTTTGCATCTTCAAAAGACTTCTTGTCAAATACTGATTCAGCAATTTTAATGACATCTTCGTTATCACGAGGATCTAATTGGCTCTTGTGAAAGTATGACCCACAGGAAATACATGGACGCTTTTCTTTAAAGTTGTCTATGTAAGTTAGAACCTTGTTGTAAAACTCTGGGTCCTTAAATGTATCCATGAGAACAATATCCTCTGTACCGCCCTTAAGGTAGTATGCTACTGTTCCCTTAGAGCAGCCCAACTCATTGCTGATCTCTCCATAACTTTTTCCTTCTGCTCTTAGGCGAAGGATGTCTTCTTTATAACTCATTGTATACCCTTTCGTGGTAAACTATTTTACTAACCACTTGACTAGGTCTGGGTTGTCTTGCATAATCATAATGAAAGCATTTTCATAAATACCAATGAAGTGGTGTTCCCATTCATCGTATTCTGCTTTCTTCTTTGGTTTCGTAGAACCCTCAAGAACCATACGAGCACAGTGTAGTATCTCGTGAACGAGAGTTACCTTCTGCTTATCTTCACTAATGTCAGATGCTACAACAATTAAGTTGCCCTGATCAAGAGTGTATCCGTATGTGTTGTCATTTAACATTCCGTCTTCACGAGTTGAGCGGAACTCAATCTCAAATATTTGTGGTCCAATTTTAACGCTAGTAACTGCCATCATAATTCCTTCATAAATAGGTCGATGCTCCTGTGAAGTTCTTCTATGGAACCATCATTAACTATTATACCGTCAAATCCATGGTTGTCAAGGGCACTTTCAGACGAGTGGTCATTGACAGCAATCACTGATGGTTTAGTTAGTCTTATCATACGGCCTTCTTGCAACTTGATAGCCTTGTATTCATTGGGATATCTAACGTCAGTAAAGACGATCTTGTCGAATTTAGATACTCCACGCATGGCCTGGTTAACCCAGAAGTCATCCCCAAACATTTCACGGCCTACCTCTGTGCCCATTACCTGAAGCAGCCTACGAGCCTCTGGAGACGCTTGCTTTACCTCTTCCCAACCTAGTCCGTCAACTGCCTGTGCCAGGTGCACTCCTGCAAACTCTCCAAGAGAGACAATTGGATTCAGTCTATATAGGGCTTTGCGAATGGGATCTGCAAACGCTACACGCTTATATCCATAATTACTAATAAGATAGTTAGCAACTGTATCCTTGCCAGTCTGTGCATATCCGCTAAGTCCGATGATCATTTAAATAACATTCCTATTAGATTGATTTGGCTTCTTCAGCAAGTTCCTGAACCACTTTGATAACGTGCTTTACGTAGTAAGAGAAGTGTGGATCTTCTGTTGCTGTCTCATTAAACTCTTTAACGAATACAGATATTACTTTGTCGTATGCGGTTAGCATACCCTCACGAACTAGAGATGCAACAACAATCTCTTGCTCTGGTGTTAGGTTGTCTAGTTCAATGCTAATCATTTGTAATCACCGCAAAGATGTCACGGTATGGAAGGATTACGAGGTTCTCGTTTTGGTGCTCAATTTCTGTACCGCTATACTTAGAATAGATAACCTTATCCCCAACCTGTAGGTCAATGGTCATCTTTGTTCCATCAGCGAACGTTGCACCAGAACCAACGGCAACAACAATACCCTCAGTTGGCTTTTCTTTTTCTATCTTTGTAATGATAAGACCAGACGCAGATGTCTTCTCTGCTTCTTCAATTGGTTTTACGACTACCTTATCTTCTAAAGGTTTAATCATTTTAGTACTCGCTTTCTTGGTGCTTTACACCGTGCTTGTCATCAATATACTTGTGGATCTTACGTAGTGCTACC